GCTCATAATTGCGCCGATGGCCGCCAACGGCCCCAGCGCTTTTGTCTTCAGCGGTTCTTCCAGTTGCCAGATGTACTGAATCGCTTCCATCGTCGCCTCGTCCTGGTCCATCACGCCGCCGGCGTTTGGCAGCAGCCCCTTGCGGGCGAAGTCCGCCAGATGCAGCAGTTGGATGGTGGTGCGGTCGATCATTTCAGCGGGGCATCCTGTGAGAGTCCATTGTCCGGCGCCGTCGCACTCGGTGCATTGGTCGTTTCGTCCGTGGCAGGCTGGGCAGTCGTAGCTGTACCACTCCCCGTTGCCCGGAGTGCATCCGGGCTTGAGTCCGCTGCAGTCAGCGCACAGTTCTCCGTGTCGGAAGTCGACGAGGAGTTGGCACTTTTTTTTTGCTCGATCGTCAGGTGGTTCTGCAGACGCATAGCCGTGAACAGCTCCGCCAACTCCGCCAGGTGCAAGTCCTCCATGTCCGTCGGCGCGTCGCCCACCAGGTACTCGCGCACAGCGTCCATCATCAGATCCGCCTGCTCGCTCTCGGTCAGGAACAGCGCGCCGTCCTCGAGTCGCTGGTCCAGTTTGTCCAGCGCGCGGCTTTCGCGGATCGTGCGCCGGCGGAAGGACCACTTCGGTGCCTTGTCTTCGCCCTGCTCTGCCAGCTGGCTGAAAATCTGCACGGTGTAGGTGTCGCCTGGTTTCATTTCTTCTGTGCCTCTCTCACGCGGGCCGCGTGCGCTGCCAGTTTCTGCTGCAGACCGTGGGCCATGTCATGCTTGAAATGGTCCCACTCAAAGCGCGTCCAGTGCGCGCTGTTCACCTTGTTCTCGCCGTACTGCATGAAGATCGAGCCGTCGGCCTCGAGGATGTAGTTGCGGTCGCCGGTGATCGGTACGAGCGCATCAGCGGCCAGCTTGCGGACGAACTCCGCCAGTTCTTTTTTCAGCGGGCTGAACTCGTCGAACTCGTCCAGGTCTGCCGCCTGCTGTTTCAGTTTCCTCGGCATGGTGCCCCCTTAGCTGCCGGCCACGAAGGCGATGGTGAACTCGTCGTCGTCCGCGGCGCTGCGCTGGGCCTGGAAGCTGATCTCCTCATACTCCAGCCCCTCGTTGTCGTTCGGCTGCACGTCCGTGAACTGGATCTTCGGCATGGAGAAGTCGACCTCGTTCCAGGTCGCCCCGCCGATGTTCGCCACCAACGCCACCTGCGTGCCGTTCAAGAACGTCGTGAAGTCGTCGCGCGTCGCGATCAACACGGCCAGCTGGTTGAAGCTGCCGCCCACTTCGCGGTCGACGATGGCGCCGTAGGCGTAGCCGGCAGTGCCGCCGCCCGTGCTGATGTCCTCGATCATGTGGACCGTGTTGCGCACGTACAGCACCAGCTCGCCCTGCTTCGGGGTCACTCCATTGACGGTAAAGGTCATGTTCGCCGCGCGCGGCGGCACCGTCGTCGGCTGCGTCGGTGCGAGGATCGACGCATCGCCGTGCTCGCTGTATTTGCCGACCCAGTTCCAGTCGATGTAACCCGGGCGACCCTGCGGCAGGTGGATTTCCATGCTCTCGCACACGGCGCCGGCGAGCACCATGCGCTTGCCGTCGATGTAGCGCGCCAGCGTAAGTGTGCGCGGCACCGTGGAGCTGGTGCCCGGCATGGCCGTCTTCAGCTTCCAGGTGTTGCTGTCGTCGTACAGTCCCGCGCCCGGCAGCAGTGTGTTGGCCCATTCCGGCGAGCCCGAGACCGCGCCCAGGCCCTTGATCTCCGTGCGGAACGTGCAGCGGCCCAGGCGCTGCGCGACCACGCCCGGCGCCTTGCTCGCGCTGCCGTTATACATCCGGCTGATGTGTTCCATCTCCGCGAACATGCGAAGATCCTGGACGATGAAGTCCGCGTCCGCCGCCGCCACTGCGATGGCGGTGCCGTTGGTGGTTTCCAGCTTCGCAGCCAGAAGGCTGTTCTTAGTCAGCATTTCTATGCGCCTCCAAGAGTGGTGGGGTCGTTGATGTCGTGTTCGTAGTCGATTTCAAAGACGACGTTGCAGATCTGGGCGCCGTCATCAGCGTCGTCCCAGATCTTGCCCATCTCGTGCGTGTCCAGCGCCAGCGCCCCGTGCTGCGGGTCTGCCATCACGCACTGCACCACGGCAGCCGCGAAGATGCTGGCCAGTTTCTGGATGGGTGTCGTGTTGCTGTCGCTCGGGCGGATCACGCACTCGATATTCAGCGGCAGCTTCCAGCGGATTACGCCGTAGTATTCGCTTTCCATGCGGCTCGGGTCGCCGATAACCACCTGCACGTCGTAGTTGCCCGGCGGCGGCCGGTTGTAATCGTCGATCGTCTTCGGCTGATGCACGTCGCCGATATTCACCGCGTAGCCGTTGTCGGTCGTAATGGCCGTCAGGTCCGTGACGATGTGGTCGAGAATTTGGATTTCTCTGGGGTCAGCCATTGCGCCCGAACTCCCGCCGCAACAGAACGTCGGCCTGTATCATCAGCTCGTTCGCGAGGTCCTCCACCAGACGGCGCTCGAACGCGCTGCCAAACTGCGGCAAGTTCTCGAACACCTGCGGGATGCTCGGGCCATGCAACTCCGTGATCGGCAGGCGCGCCTTGCCGGTACGCTTGTACGCGCCCAGATGACCGCTGCGCATGGTCGCCATGAACGTGCCCGGCAGTGTCTTCCGGCTCGCGCCCTTGCCCCAGGCCACGCCCCGGCGTAGTTGACGCGCGCCCAGTTTGCTCAGTGGGATGCGGCGGCCGGTGATCAGGATGCGGGCGTACAGCTTGCGATAAGTCGCCCGGAAGCGGCGCAGGTACTTCTTCTTCAATTCGCCCGCCTTGATCGGCAGGTCGGCGCGGATCGCCTTGCTGATCTCGTTGTGCGCCTTCACCAGCAGTTTGTTAATCGCGCGGGTAATAACTTTTTCGAAGCCCTTCGGGATGCGCTCGAGGCTCGCCTGGTATTGCGCCAGGTCCGACTCGTCGACCATCACGCTGATGTCGGGTCCGATGGCGATGCCCTGGCTCATGGTTACCTCAGTTCGAAAGAGATGGTGGCGCTGTTGTGGGTCAGCAGTTTGGCGATCGGTCGGGCGGCGGCGCTCTCGCCGTCGCGCTCGGCCAGGAGGATCTGGTCCGTGCCGGTGTCGAGTTCGTCGGAGCTGATGCCCGTGCTCGCGTCGTTCAACACCTTCACCGTAATGACCGGCGCGCGGGCGGCGCCGTATGGCTGCGCGGCGGCGCGCTTGACGACGGCCTCGATGCTGCGGTCGTTGTCGCTGTTGCCGGCCGGACGGTACGTGACCGCCTCGGTCAGCTTCGTCGCGCCGTCACTCTTGAACGCGGTCGCGGCGATTACGGCTTTGAGTCGATCTTGCGCGCTCATGGCTTGCCTACGTGTAGACCTCGATGCTCGCGTTGTTGGCGCCGCCGGTGTAGAAGTAGAGCTTGTCCAGCTCGGTCTTCGTGCCCCAGAACTCGCGCTCGGCGGAGTCGTTCGTGGCGCCCACTGCCGCGAGTCCGGCGCCGTTGGCGTTGGCGGCTGCGTTGTACTGGAACCGGATCACGGCGGCGCTCTCGTTCATCACGCGGACCATGACGACGTCGGCCGGCAGCGCTTCGCCCAGGATCGTCTCGAGCGTCGAGCTGGCGTTGATCGCCTTCTTGTAGGTCTTGTAGAGCGCCGGCTGTGCCTGACGGATGATGCGGGTCGCTGCTTGGTCCATGATGCGTCCCTGTTCGGTTTGCTCAGTGTTGGCGGAGGGTGGAAACCGGGCGGCCGAAGCCGCCCGGGGTTACTCAGGCTGCGGGTGGGTGGCCTAGGCCTCTTCGGTCCAGGTGCCCTTGTAGTCCTGGATGAACCAGCCGTCGGCGCCGTCGCCGATGAGGCGCATGTAGTCCCAGCGGTCGGCCGTGGCCTTGGTGTTCTGCTGGTCCTTGTTGTCCGTGCCGGCGATGTCCGGACCCATGATCTTGTCGTTGGCGTTCGGGCTGATGCTGATCAGCGCGCCGCCGTCGGCGGAGCCGTTCACGACGATCACTTCGAGACCGGCGACGGTCGCGGGCAGCGTGATCACGCCGCCGTCCTTGACCAGGAAGATCGCCTTGCCGGCGTCTTCCGCGTCGACGGTGTAGTTGGCCGTCTTCGTTTCCCAGGTCTTGTTGCCCCAGGTATGGACGGGGATGGCCAGGTTCACGGCGCCGAGCAGGATGTAGCCGCTCGTGGCCGAGGCGTCCATCGCGGCCGTGAGCACGCCGGCGAGGAAGTCGCCCGCGGCAACGCACGGCTGGATCGTGAAGGTGCCTGCGCTGGCGTCGAACCAGACGGGGTCGCCTGCGTTCGCTGCCACGGCAACAGCCGTGAAGGTGCCCTTCACTTCGGCCTCGCGGCACCATTCGACAATCGCGCCGGACGCGACGTCGGCGATGGCAAGCGCCGGCTGCCCGGCGATGCGCTGTACTTCGCCCGCCGTGATGGCGGCCGCGGCGGTGGCCTTGATGACCGCGCCGGTCTTGTGGAAAACTGCTTCGCTCATTGTTTCAATTCCTTGCTTGGAGCGTTGCTGGTTGCTGCTTCAGTCATGGGGGTTATACCCCGTAGGGTTCCTCCCTGCGGCCGGTGAGACCGCAGGGAGGCGAGTGTCGTTACGCGGTGTTCTTCTGCATCGTCCGGTAGTCAACGGCCTTGACGCCGAAGTCGTGGTAGACGCGGAAGGTGATGCCGAGGACGTCGGCGCTGTGGTCGTAGCCGAAGCGCTCGAGCGTCGGGGTCTGCTTGCCGTTGAGGAACGCCACCATCGTGGTGTCTGCCTCAGCGGGGTCGGCCATCAGGTACCAGCTCGTGGCGCTGTAGCCGGTGTAGTTGCTGTTGGCCAGGCGCGGCTCGACGACGCAGCCGTTCTTCAGCATGGTGCCGGTGACGTTCGCCGTCGGCGTCCGTGCGTCCGTGCTGCCGACCGGCATGATCACCGGGCTGCTGCAGAGCTGCTTGCCGGTCTCGAAGAGGCCGGGCGGGACCAGGAGGACCGCCGGGTAGACGTCCAGCGGCTCGCCGTCCGGGCCGGTCTGGTTGAAGAACGCCGCCATCGCCGTGGCCAGGTTGGCTGCCGTCAGCGCGGTGGACGTGTTCAGGTTCGCGTGGTCCGCGTGGAACAGGGCGACGCTGTCGCTCATGTCGCCGTTGGCCAGCAGGTGGGTGTAGACCAGCTTGTTCAGCCGCTGCGCGGCCTTCACGCCGTGACCCATCGGGATCTTCGTGAACACGCCGAGGTCGTCGTTGATGACGTCCTGACGGGTGATCTTGAAGTTCTTCGCGTAGGTCGCGATGCTGATGGTCTCGGAGGTCTCGCCGCGCTCGCCGGCGTTGACTTCGCCGCCCGAACCGACTTCCTCGAGTTCGCCGAGGTCGTTCATCCGGCAGACTTTGTGGTCCTTGAAGTCCGGCAGGGACTCAACGGAGCACCAGCTGCGCCAGGTGCTCTGCACGCCGTTGTAACCGCGCAGTAGCAACTTGTTGGCGGTGTTGCCGAGCACGTTGCTCAAGGTCCCGGTGGTGAAGCCGGCACGGATGAGGTCCTCGCGGTCAACCGGGGCGTCGTGGCCGGCCATCCGCAGGCCCATGCGGCAGGCGTCGAGGATGCTCAGGTTGCGGAAGCGCTCCTGCGCCTGCTGGGCGATGTCCTCGCCGGAGTCGGCGGTGGGATCCACGCCGGCGCGCAGCAGGAAGGCGGCTTCCAGGGGCTGCGACTGGCCGGGAACGTCCTGGCGGACCATGACGCTCGGCGCCGGTGCCGACTGGCTGCGGATCGCCTTCAGGAACTCGCCGCGGGCGGCGTCGACGGTCACGCCGTCTTCGATGCAACGGGCGACAACGTCGGCCGGTACGTCGTACTCGCTGCCCTCGCTGCGGATCGCGCTGACGCGCTCGGCTTCGGCCTGGCGGACGGCTTCGGCTTCCTCGCGGGCGATGCGACGGGTCTCGGCGGCGGCTTCGCTGCGAATCTGTTCGACAGCGACCTCGGGAGTCTCGGCACGCTGGGCCGTGGAGGCTTCAGCCTGCTCGGTGACGCCAGCGTCCTCGCGCTGTTCGTCAGTGTTTTGGGTCTCTTCGGGCATGTTGATGCCTCCGGTTTGTGGGGTTTCGTGCTGCAAATGCTTGGCCCGCATTTTGGCCAATTGATCGGCCCCGATGGGGCAGTTGCTGTTCTCTGTGCAGGTCCACTTCGTCGTGATCCGCAAGTCGCGGCCCTCGGGCGCGCTGTAGCTGCGGCCGTTCACTTCGGCAGTGGTGCCCGCCGGAATGTCGACGTACTCCATTGCGGCGTAGCCGATGCTGTTGTCGGTCACGTGGCCGCCCTTCACCAGGCGCCAGGCGTTCTCGCCGGCCTCGTTGTCGGCGTAGTGGTTCCGGCCCACCAGTTGCTCGCCCTCCACGCGGATGTCGCGGGTGCTGCCCAGCGTCGATTGCAGGCTGTAGCGGTCGTGCGTGTCCTGCAGCGGCACCTGGTTGTTGGGCGGCGGCACAAATCCGTCCATTCGCAGGACCTCGAGGATCCGCGAATAGGTCCGCAGATCAAACGCCAGCACCGGCTCTTCCGTTGCCAGTACGGCCTCGACGCTGCGTTCGTCCTCGTCCAGCGTCTCCGCGCGGACCATGAAACTGCGAATGCTCTCGATATGCTCAGGCATGGCTCTTCTTCCTGCTGCGTCGTTTCTTCGGTTTCACTTCCGGTTCCGGTGCCGGTTCCGGTTTCGGTCCGGTGGCGGCTGCAGCCCCTGCCGCCGCATCTTCAAGAGGCAGCGCCAGGCTGGCCTGGTGACGCTCGAACACGGTGAACAGCGCCTGCGCCAGCTCCGGGTTCTGCTTGGCGTAGGTCTCGTCCAGCGCCGGCTCCGCGCCGCATTCCAGCTGAAACAGCACCTTGTCCAGCAGCGGCTGCCGGCCGCGGAGTGCGCCCACCAGCGCCGGGCTCATGCCGTGCGGCTCGCCCTTCAGTGCTGCCGCGAAAATCGCGGCCATCTGCTCAACTCTCGTCATCGTTGTCGTCCTCCTGGTTGGATCCGACCGCAGGGGCTGCGGCCGACACGGGACCGGCCGGCACGCCGTACTGTTTGGCCAGCTCGACGGCGCGGGCGCGCTCGCGGTAGTACTGCTCCAGCTCCGTCTCCCAGTCCTGACCGGCGGCCGCGTACTCGCGCGCCAGTGTCGTGGTGCGGTTCTCCAGGCGCTGTTTCTGTGCGGCGGCCTCTTTGGCGGGGTCCACGTGGTAATGGCCGGGCCAGTTCCACGCGATCGGGATGGCCATGCCGTACTGCCGGCGTAGTTTCGCCGTAAAATGTCGGAACGATCCGACCATCGCCGCTTCCTGGAACCAACGCTGATAAATGCGGGCCAGCTTCGCGTGTTCCTGCGCCCGGCGGATGATGTCCACCAGCCGCCACCACGTCTGCAGGTCCAGCCGCCCGCTGGCGTAGTTGTAGCCCTGCGCATTCCCGGCCGCGACGATGTACGGCATGGTCAGGCAGCGGCCGATCTCGTTCACCACTTCCGCCTTGAACTCGGCGTAGGTGCCGGTCGGCTGCTTGGCGTCGAATTGTTTCGCCTCCCATCCCTGCGGCAGTGTCAGCAGCGCGTTTCGCGCGATCTCGATTTCGTCCATCGCCGCGATCTGGTCGGGGTCGATCTGACCCAGTTGCGTGTAGATCACCGCCGAGATGTTGGCCGCCTGCTCCGCTGCGGCAATGACCGCCTTCGTGTAGCGCCGCAGGTCCGCCAGCAGTGTCAGCGCCGGCTGCAGCAGCGGCGTGCCGCGGTACTGCCCCGCCTCGCGGGCGTGGAAGGTGTGGATAATGTCCCGCGCCGGGATCAGCTTGCTGCGCAGGTCATACGCGCCCAACTGGCTGCCCGGGTGGCTGTTCAGAATGTTGTACGCCAGCGGGCGGCCGGTGGCCTCGTCGATCTTGATGCCGTCCACCAGCCGGCCGTCCGGCCCCAGCATGTAGTCGTCGTCCAGGCGTTCCGGCGAAATCGCCATCAGCCGCAGCGCCACTTCGTTCTGTTTGGCGCGCTGGGCCCTGGTGAAACACAGGATATCCTCGCCGCTCTGCGCCTGCTCGTGCAGCCCGATCCGCAGCAGCGTCGGCCCGTCAAAGCGTTCGCCGGCGTCGCAATGCGCCCACCACGCCGCGAAGGCCCGTTCCACTTCCGTGTTGAATCGGGAGTTGTCCGTCAACACCTGCAGCGTCGGCCCCGTGCCGATCACTTCGTTGGCGTAGTCTTCCACCATGCCGAACGCGATCGGGTTGTTCCGCAGTTCGTACTTGCAACGGTTGCGGACCACGTTGCGGTCCGCCCATATCGCTGAGTTAATGTCGATGTTGCTGGCGTCGGCGAAATGGTTGTTGGTGTGCCGGTTATCCGCGGCCGCGTCGAAGTTCGTGCGGATCCGGTGGCGCGTGCGGTTGGATAGTTTCGGCACTGGATTCATTTCCCGCTTCCCGCCTGCAGTCCCGTGATCCCAAACATCGGCGTGTTCTCGCTCACGTTCTCCTGCGCCACGATCGACGCATAATGGCTGCGCAGGTTCTTCAGCTTGTCCAAATCCAGCGAGGTATAGCTGTCACCAGCCACAGACACAGACTCAGCCTGCCCCGTCACGATGGCGGAGATGGCCGTGTCGATCGTCGTCAGCATGTCAGATGCCGTGCTCATTGGCATCACTATGTATGGCGCCATTGCGCCATGCAAAGCCATCTCAGGAAATGGTATAGATCTAGACGGCAAACTTCAGTCGGCCATCGAAACTACACCTGCTCCACCGTCTCCCGCGTGTAAATCACGCGGCCGCAGTACCGACACACGCGGCGCCGGCGGATATAGCCGTAGCGCTGCTCGGTCTTCGTCACCTGCGTGTCCACCGGCGCGCCGTTCGGCAAGCGGACGTCCTGGCAGCCGCAGTTGGGGCAGCGGATGCCGGGAGGGCGTTCGCTTGTTGTCGTGTCCATCGTGTCCATATCGTCCATATCGTCCATCATCGTTTCCCCTGCTGCAGCTCCGAGAGCTTCAGCTTGCGCGCCGGCCGGAGCAGTTTGCTGCGGAAGAGCGGCATGTTCAGGAGC